TGTATGTCATACAACAATTGTCGTATAAAATACAGGAAAACACAACAGAAAAAATCTGAATAAAATCAATAACTTACGACACCCTCTCTCGCCGAGGAGAGAGCCGAGAGAGCGGTCCTAGAATGGCGGTTCCCCTAGTTCTGGGGGGAGGTCGAAATAGCGTATTCGGACTCCTGCCTCGCGCAGCATGACTTCTGCGTGCTCGATCGAGTAATGCTTTCCTGCACCCTTACCAGAGAATGGTCGGTTTGGTCCGATGACTTCTTTGATTCCTGCTTGGATCAATGCGCGTGTGCAATCAGCGCATGGCTTTGGTTCCCAGTTTAGATATGCACGAGAATTGTTGAGTGAAACACCAACACGTGCGGCGTTGAAGATTGCATTGCGTTCAGCATGCTCAACCCAGTGATACTTTTCTGGACTCTTCCAACGATCTTTCCAATCTTCTTCAATGCCTCTTGGAAAGCCATTAAAACCCGTCGACAAGATGACATTATCATCATTGACGATTACACACCCCACCTTTGTCGACGGATCCTTGCTTTTCTGAGCGATCAGAGTAGCCTGTAAGATAAACAATTCATCCCACGATAGTTCATCACGAATCATAATATAATCTCAATGGTTATTTAATTTCAATCTTACGAGGTTTCTGTTCTTCAGGAATGACATTTTCTAATTCAATAGAAAGAATGCCATCAGCAAGATTTGCATCACGAACCACTACTGTGTCTGATAAAACAAATTGGCGTGAGAACTTACGACCAGCAATACCCTTTACAAGATAGTTGCGTTCTTCTTCCTCAGCCTTTTTGCCTGTGACTTTGAGAGAGTTTCTCTCAGCAGTGATTTCAATCTCATCTTGTTTGTATCCAGCAACTGCAAGTTCAATGATAAAATTATATTCGTCTTTCTTGACGATGTTCACTGGAGGAAATGCAGTTTGAGATGCTGTAAGTAGATGAGCAGCATTATCGAGAGCAGCGAAAGCATTTTCAAACCCAAGAGCGGTTGGAAGAAGGCGATCGAGTCCGTATGCGGATGTGAGTGTAGTGATATTTGTCATTTTGTAACTCCTTTAATAAGCAAGTTTATAGTTATGGACCCCTTATGGGCATCCAATTCTATTTAGGCAGCATTAACACCTGTGCTGCCAAATCCGCCAGATCTTTCAGAATGTTTTTCTGGTTTTGATGCGATTACTTTAAAAGCAAATTGGCTATTGGTAATAACTTCAGCCTGAGCAATGCGATCACCGCGACGAATTGTCTGATGCATCTTCGAAATGTTTGTCAAAAGCACAAACACTTCTTCTTGATAATCAACATCAACGATTCCTTCCGAGTTCGCTAGGATCAATCCTTTCTTAAGCGAAAGTCCTGAACGAGGATGAAGGCGAATGCTGTAATTCTGAAGTGGAAGTTCATCATCATGTCGTGCAATATCTGCAAATGTTTCAATTGTAACATAACGTTCGATCTTGAAAATTAATCCAGTCGGAATCAATAAACGATCGCCTGGATAGATGGAGATTTCTCCAAATCCGTTTACATCTCGTTCAATAGGTGCGTTGAATGAGTCATATCCAGTTACAACATTTGATGTTGGTTGGAATGACAAATCAAAACAGTTTGCTAAAGAAGTGCCGTATGTTGGAAGTTCAATATCATCACGAAGTTTATACACATTCATCACAATCATAAATCAACCTTCCTTCTTTTTCTTCCCGATTGTATATTTTGAGACCAATTGCCAATCGTTTTTCTCTTTGAATGGAAGAATCTTGATTTGGCTTAATGGTGCGACATTATCCTTTGTCTTATCTGGATCGACGAGTTTTACCAAACCCCACTCAGCCATTAGATTCGCAATCGTGTTGCGACGTTGAATGTCATTGTCTGACATATTGGATGGCTTACCGTCTAATTCAAAGAGTTCTTTGAAATGAACGATATAATACTTACCTTGTTTATGGAGAATGTGGCAGGATTGATAGAGAATATTGTCATTTTTTGCAGCCACACCAATGCGAGTGAGAGTCTCGCGCACTTTCAAAAAGTCATCTTGTTGCTCAAGAGTGACTTCAACTAGTTTATCAACGCTCATGTTCTAACCCTTATATAATTGTTTTTTTATCAAATCGATCTGAGCGTCGTCTAGAATTTTTAATGCTTCCTCTGCCTTTGCATCGGAGTATCCATAATATTCTTTGACCGCATCCAAATCGCTGCTCTTAACCCTTTTGTGCCATTTACTATATTGGCGCTTCTGGGCTCGTATTATATTTAGGAGAAAATCATATTTGAGTTTATTGTCGAGATTCGGATACTTATTCATCTCGTTCGCGATCAGAGCGGTATCTCGATGAAACGAGAGTGCTCGATTCACCATAAATGAGGAATATGATTTTTCGTCCTGCTCCGTCAGGAGAGCATATTCTTTCGTCTGCAGAATCGACGGGATAATTTCTTTAAATAGATCAGCCATTGAACTTACACTCCACCATCATCTCAGTGAGACATGCGGTGAGATTCAGTTCCTGATCTGCGACAAAAGCCGATTGATATTGATACTTGGCGAGAATCAAGACAGCATTCGGAATCGTAGACTTATCCATAATGTCGTAAAGACTATCATAAATCTTACGATAAATTTTCGCAGGATCATCGCCACCGAAATCAGCAACCCACTTACGCATCGCGCTGAAGTTTTGATCTTTGAGGGATGTGACAAGATCATTCAAAGATACATCAGCAATGCTCGTCAGAATACCAGTATCAATCTTACCACTGACACTGTAACGCTGCAACTCATTCAGAACGCGACGATAATCTGGAAAATGTTTCTTGACAACCTCAGCGAGGACAGATTTGTCAAATGGAACTTTTTCTGTAGTAAGAATTTCTGATGCACGTTTCATGAACGCCATTGCCATCTTTGGCTTATCTTCTTTGCGCAACTTGAATTCAATTACAGCACATCGACTATGCAAAGGTTCAATGATACGATTCTTAAAGTTGCAAGTCATAATGAAAGTACAGTTATGCGCAAACTCTTCCATAGCAGCACGCATGGCTGGCTGAGTTGAGTTTGGATTCAAATAATCTGCTTCATCAATGATGATAACTTTCTTCCCACCAGTCATCGACATCGCGCTTGCATAGTTCTTGATCTTGACTCTGAAAGTATCAATACCTGATTCATCCGAGCCATTGATCATTAGATAATCACAACCGATCTCATCGCACAATGCACGAGCAACGGTAGTCTTACCTGTTCCTGGAGTGCCACAAAGCAAGAGATGAGGAATCTCTTTGCGATCAACATAAGATTGGAAAGTTGCCTTGTATTCATCAGGAAGAATACAATCGGCAATAGTATGAGGACGGTATTTTTCAACCCACAACGCTTCATTCATAATATAACTCCTGATTGTTTATTCAGTCACTATTCTACGCCATTTTCCGTTTGTCATCAAGTACATCTCGCCATCAGGACCGACGGTCATACTTGCGGTTACATGCTTTTGTGTTCCTGGAACAAAACGTGGACCGAAACTAAATGTGCCATCTGGTGGTGCAATTTGACCATACTCAGCACCAATCCCAAACTTGCCATTGTAGCCAGCGGCTTCAATTTGCTTTACTGTTTCACACTTATCAGCATCAGGAAGAACAGCAGCAGCGGCTACAATACCACCGCCAGCAACACCACCAGCAAGACCAAGATACTTGAAGAAATTACGCCTTGTTGCCACGTTTGTGCTCCCAAATTGAATACAAAGCAAGACCCACAACCAAAAGAACTGGAGGGGCAGAGGCGGGAAGCCAAAGGTAGATGGAGTTGACAAGAGCAACTACCATAAACACGACTAGGAATATTCCCAATTTCACATCATCTTTATGCATAATATAACTCCGAAGAGAGGTTGGGGTGGAGGAGGTGAACCCTCACAGCGGCAGTCTGGCGGAGTGTGCTGTCAACAAGAACAGTTGCGCCCCAAGATTTTATTTAGTCACTTCGCCACATTCTCATAGATAGTCTGAAAGTCACTCTGCTCGGCAACTTCTTCTTCATAGTTGCGCTTGTGGTAAACTT